GCTGCCCTCCTAAGCTTGATGTCGACGTGCTTAGGACGTCCTCCACGCTTCAAGTGGAGCGGATCAATTTGATGACCCGCAATGAACCACTTGAGGAGGGCTCCGACTCCGTCCAGATTGGACTTAGGAATCTTCGGATCCACCACATAACCCCTGACTAGAGGTTTGTGGAGGGTTCCGTGCGTTTTCTCCGCCTTGTAAGGCAGATACGACGCACGCCCAATAATCGAGGAAGTTGATTCGACGATGGGGAAATAGTGGATCAAATCCACTATCGTCTCATCCAGCTTTTGGCAGGTGGACCAGTAACCACTGTAGTATAAGTGATTCCGGAATTCCACCAAGCTGATGACCTCCTCAGCGTGGCCTCGTGAGGCCGGGAACATACGACGGAAACGCACGACAGAAACATCGTGGCCATCGTAATATTCCTTGCCGCAAGACTCTCTGAACTTTCCAGTCCAGAAAGACTTACTCATGTTGATCTTGAAGCCAAAAAGCTCAAGATTCTTGATCACGGGGAACACATGTTCCACGGGGACAATGATATCATCCCCGTAGACGCGCACTTTGCCGCGGAGCCGTTTAATAGCTCCACGGGACAGTGTCTGGCCTGTGCTCTCTTCAATCCCAAAGACGATGATCGTTAGAAAGATCATCGCCTCTATAGGAAAGGTGAGAGCAGAGCCCATAGACGCGAACTTGGCCAGGGGTAACACCCCATAACCAGGCACATCAGCATTCAAGCTTCTGCATGCTTGGACCATCCCAGCAACCTCGGGAAAGTCTGCTAGCAGAAACTTTACAAGCTGATTGGAGACACGGTCACTAGCTTCACTTAAATCCAGTGTTGCCAGTGTACCATCTTGAGAACCTTGACGAGCCAAGTCCTGGTTAGGGACTTGATCGTCAAAGCCGAGGAGTGAAGAAAGGATGTCATCTCTTCTCCACCCCATAAGGAATCTTGATAGGACCGCCTGCTGTGCATACTGCATAGCAGTTGGCTCGATCGCGATTAATCTCGGTGTCTTCAGCGTTTTAGGGACAGGAACGACCCTGACGGGACGTTCATGTTCGGGCTCAGTGTAGGCGAATCGCCCGGCCTCCTCCACGCACGTGTTAGCCCCCAATATTGATTCATTGTGAGCTCGCGCGTCGTTAGGAACGAGTCCCCAGCGAGAGAAAACAAACTCTCCAGCCGGAAAAAACTCGTTGAGTCGGGTCGGCCACTCGGACTGGTTAAACTTCTGGTTACCAACCAGACGGTCCGCAGTAGCTCCCGGTCCATGTTTGGGCATGAAATCGTCCAAACAGTTTTTGCGTAGTTCCCACTCCATCCCGGCGAACAAGTCGCCAAAGAGCAAGTGGAAAATACGACGAAGCCGACCGCCGTCGAAATCGACGGCATAAACTCGGCTTCCTGGACCAGCATCGACGACAGCTGGGGCGTTGTCCAATTTTCTTGGGCAATACCCTGAAAATCGCTGTTTGTCGACGATTCGGATATCACTCTCAATCTGCACATAGCTTTCCATCGCTCTCTTGATGCGCTCTTCCGAGCACATCAGGTTGATCTTCCCGAACACCAACGTCAGTTGGCGAACGGCGTGGATTGCTTCGATGGAAGGCTCTGGCAGAAGGCCAGAACCATCCGTGTCGAAGACTAGATGAAGGAAACCCCCTAAGAATAGGGGGAGACCCCCAGATCCTCGGCGGAAGCCTTGGAACTGGTTGGAATCTACGAACCCTTGGTCGAGACTTCTTTCGAAGTCCTTACCGAAGTTCGTGAGGGATATCGTCAAGAATGATATCCCTTCATCTTCGACACGATCAGAGACTGTTTTGCAGTCTCTTCTAGTGCTAGTGTGACATCGTCTGGCGTGTTCATATGCCAGACTCTGCCAGAGCAACGTAAGGCTTTTCATCTCACTCCTCTGTTTATACGGGGGTAGTGGAATCCATAGCCACATGTATACGTTGCGGAGTTACAACCTTCTGTGTGACACCAACTCCTAGATTAATAGGTAGGGTGTCGGCTGCAACTCGCTAGTACACTGATACGTTCTCCCCTAGTTCTCACCACCGATAAGCTTGGTGATGAGAGCTCCGGACGAAGCGTTCAACTGAGCAATCAGGCCATCAACGACCTGCTTTGCTTCAGCAACAGTGTAGCCCACTGCGGGTACATCAACGACCATATAAGCGGCCATTGAGTACTTCGCATTGAGCGAGCTGTCGAACGGATTCGCGGCGATCTTGGAGTGATCCAGTCGAACCAGATGGCGGCCAGAACGGCCGTACTGGTGAGACCAGGTCTCCTTGACGAGGCCATCATTGCTAGTGTAGACTGAGCTGTTTGTTCCCGTAGATGTACGGGGCAGCGAAATCGCCACAGCGTTGATGGTAACGGATTGCGGATCAGTGAGTGCCATGTGGCATTGCTCCTTGCAGTGTGAGGTCGTCTCACGACGATCTCATGTTGATGATGGACAGTGCATATGCACAACCTAGCGGCTCCTGGATAAACCAAGCGCAGCCAGGATACTCAATTGGCCGGGTGAGAACCCGTCCCAAGTGAGTCCGAACCCGAAGGGTGATGCCTGAACTCGTTTCTTCGTATGATCTACGATAACGAGATCTGCCCCGTTCGCCATCGGATTACCCGATGTCGAGTTAAAGGTGTACTCGTATGTAACGATGGTTTCTTCCATCATATACGCGTACGGCAACACAAGCCCGTATTTGGCATAGTTAGTCACGTTCGAAAGGACGGGACCAACATTAACAAACCAATCTACGAGCCAACTCCAAGGCATGAGGTTCCACAAGTCGGCAACGTCCGGAACTACGCCGTAAAGCTTGTCAGCTTCAGCGGCGAGACGCGCAAATCCGTCCAACTCAGAAGAGTCAGGAAGATGATACGTGAACGCTCCGGAAAACCATTGTCGTTGTTCAACAATGGTGTGTCTACTTGTGATGCCAGAGAGGGGAAAAGAGAAACCAGAAAATGACGTAGCCACATTACCGGCTACCTGGTCATCTTGGATCACCTCTCGCTTCGTGGGAAAGTCGATGCTTCGACGAACGAGCCGCCCCGAATCTCTACGGAGCTGCTTTAGGACTTTATCTTGCGTACGCAATGCTTCCGCAAGATCCTTAACATCAGATACTATGGGTTTGATCCCAAACTGATAGTTAAGGTACTCGCCTCCGATTGAGGAGGCTCGTCGGTCCTTAAGTAGTTGAAGTCCCGTGATGGTTGGTAAACCTTCACGGATGATTTCAGCTACTGCTGTCGATGCATCGAACACAGGGTTCACGGGACTGCAGAGTGAAATAGCTTCTGCACCTAAAGCATTCAACGTCTCATCAGACGAGGAATGATCAGGGTAGTTGGCAGCAGAGAAATTACTGTTGACATCTACGATTCCCTTGTAGGGACTTGGCAAAATGTATCCGTTTGTATGGATACGATCAATGATCGGCTGTGTTACTCGCCCATTTCTGGGACATGAGTTGGCACGCTGAACATAGACCATTCGTGTTTTGAATGGACCGCCGACATCCCCATCCGGCCTCGATTTGCGAGGCCAAAATGGATGCCCTTCGCTATCAGTAATCTGATAGCCTCTGAGGTTACTGGGCCATTTGCCAGTAGTACTCGCCGCATCTCCATTAAGCCGATTTATCAGCGTAGTGGAATGCGTATTGTCGAAAAACAAGGACGAGATGCCCTTGTCTTTCAACAGGCGTTTACGAGTCTTCAGAGCCACGATAGTTCCTTCTGGTAGAGGTCGTTAGACCATGTTGCACTGCACTGAGCGGGGTGCCC